ACTGACCTCATTCTCCAACCGAGAAGGCAAGCCCGACCGCGTGACTGTGTTTCGGTGGATACAGGCCGACCCTGAATTTGCGCAACGCTACAGGGAGGCACGCGAATCTGGACTCGAGGCCATGTTCGAGCAGTGCGGTGAGATCGCCGACATTGAGCCGGAAACGCCCGTCCAGGCCGCGTGGAGGCGATATCAGATCGACACCAAGCTCAAGATCCTCCGCATGGCAAATCCGGCCAAGTACGGCGAAAAGGTCGCCGTAGATCACGGCGGCGGAATCACCCTCAACGTCATCACTGGCGTACCTGATGGCGAATGAAACCATCCGCCTCGGCTACGAGCCACGGGATTGGCAGCGGCGGTGCCACCTCGAGCGCCGGCGGTTCACCGTCCTCGCCCTGCACCGACGCGCCGGCAAGACCGAACTCGCCCTCATGGAACTGCTCCACCGGGCAGTCAAGTGCACGTCGGATCTCGGGTTTTTCGTATACGTCGCGCCATTCCTGAAGCAGGCCAAGGCCATCGCCTGGGCGCGATTGAAGCAGAGGATTGACCCGTTCATCCGCACCGGGACCGTGGACGTGAACGAGGCCGATCTCGCCGTCACGTTCAAGCACAACAAAGCCACAATCCGCCTGTTCGGTGGCGACAACCCCGACGCCCTGCGTGGCGTGCGCCTCGATGGCTGCGTCATCGACGAGGTCGCGCAGATCAAGCCCGAGGTATGGGAGGCCATCATCCAGCCAGCGCTCTCCGACCGCCGCGGCTGGGCGCTGTTCATCGGCACACCCGCAGGAATCAACCTGTTCAGCGAGCTGTACTACCGCGCCGCAAGCGGCTCCCTCGAGGACTGGTATGCGGCGAAGTACACGGTATACGACACCGACGCGCTCGCGCCCGACGAAGTGAAGCGCCTGGAGCGCGACATGCCCGAGGCGGCGTTCGCACGCGAGTATCTGTGCGACTTCAGCGCAGCCGGCGACGACCAGCTCATCAGCCTCTCCGACGCCGAGAACGCGTCGCAGCGCGAGTACCAGGACGGCGACATCATCGACCAGCCGCTCATCGTCGGCGTTGACCCGGCCCGATTCGGGGACGACCGCAGCGTGATTGTGCTGCGCCAGGGGCTACGAATGGAGAAGCCCATCGTTCACCACGGCATCGACAACATGGCGCTGGCGGCAGCCGTTGCCAACGTCATCGAGGACCGCGACCCGGACGCCGTGTTCATCGACGCCGGGGCCGGCGCGGGCGTGATCGACCGCCTGCGGCAACTCGGATACGACGTGACCGAAGTGCCGTTCGGCGGCAAGGCAACCTACGCCAACCTGTTCATCAACAAGCGCACCGAGATGTGGTGGGCCATACGCGAATGGATACAGGCGGGTGGCTCGATCCCGAACGACATCACGCTCAAGCAGGAAATCAGCACGCCGATCTACTGGTACGACGCTGCCGGCAAGCGCGTGCTCGAGTCGAAGGACGAAATCAAGAAGCGTCTCCAGGGCGGCGGAAGCCCGGACATGGCCGACGCGCTGTGCCTGACGTTCGCGTACCCGGTCGCCAAGATGCTGCCACGCGAGATCCGCGAAAAGATCGACACGCGGCCGACCGACTACGACCCGTATGAACAGGTGAGTACCCGTAACCGTTAGACGGAGATCTACAGTCATGTCCGTCAGGATTTCCACAATGAGTCGCATTGCGCTTGTTGAACCCGCGGATGTCATGCCCGCGATCACCGAACTCATGCGTCAGAATTGGGACGAAACCGGATTTGGCTTTGAGTTCAAGCCGTCCGTGGAAACATATCAGGCCGTTGTTGACCTTGGCCTGATGTTCGTTCTTGCGGCATTCGATGGAGACGAGATAGTTGGGTACTGCACGATGACCGTGACGAATCACATGCACAACCCTGCCATCAAGGTCGCAGCGAATGACGCGTTGTTTGTGCGCCCTGATTATCGCGGTATTACCGCTGGCAGACTCATCATCGCCGCTGAGAAAGAAGCCGCAAAGCGCGGGGCAAACCGCGTTCTGTGGCACACTCGAGCCGGCACCGATCTTGCAAACGCGTTCACACGGCGTGGCTACACGCCTGCCGACATTGTTGTCACGAAGGAGATTTGAAATGGGAATCGAAGCATCGGTACTTGCAGCGTGGGCATTGGCCGCAGGCGCAGCCGCTAGCGCAGGCGCAACCGCTTACAGCGCAGTTAGTTCAAGTCAGGCGCAGGACTATGCGGCTCGGCAGCAGAAAAAGGCGCAAGATGCTGCCGCCGCCAAGGCCCGTACGGAGCAGCGCCGTAGCCAGCAGGCAATGGCCGCCGCTAATCGTGCAGAACCAGATGTCGCCGGGATTATGGGCGCCGCCCAATCCGGTGCTGCTGGTGGTCCGGCAAGCACCATGCTGGTAGGTCCGACGGGCGTAAATCCCCAGGAACTTCAGCTTGGGCGCACGTCGCTCCTCGGAGGCTAAATGAGCGAGTACACCGGAGACAACTCGTCGTATCCTGGCGCTCCCACGCGGGATCGACTGTTCACCCGGTGGGGCCAGCTCAAGAGCGAGCGTGCGTCGTGGTTCGCGCACTGGCAGGAACTCACGTCCTACATCCTGCCGCGCAACGGACGCTACTTCCGCCAGGACCGTGACCGCGGATACCGCCGTCACAACAACATCTACGACTCCACGGGCACCCGCGCACTGCGCATCCTTGGTGCAGGCATGATGTCGGGCGCAACGTCGCCAGCGCGCCAGTGGTTCCGCCTCGCCACGCCGGACCCGGAACTCAACTCGTACGAGCCTGTCAAGCTGTGGCTTGATGACGTGACGAAGCGCATGCAGCGCGTGTTCCAAAAGTCGAACACCTACAACGCGTTGCACCAGATGTACGAGGAACTCGGCACGTTCGGCACCGCAGCCACCATTCTGCTTCCCGACTACCAGACCGTCATCCACCACTACCCGCTGACCTGCGGCGAATACTGCATTTCGACCGACGCGAAGGGCCGCGTCTGCACGCTGTACCGAGAGTTTGAGATGACTGTCTCGCAGGTGGTCAAGGAGTTCGGCCTCGAGAAGTGCAGCGTGTCGGTGCAGAACATGTACCGCACCGGGAACCTTGACCAGTGGGTGCCAGTGATCCACTGCATCGAACCCCGTGCAGACCGCGACATGGGCAAGCGCGACGCCAAGAACATGCCGTGGGGTTCGTATTACTTTGAGGTTGGCGGCGAGGACGGCGTGTTCCTGCGCGAGAGCGGGTTCCAGTATTTCCCGGCGCTCTGCCCGCGCTGGTCCGTGGTTGGTGGTGACATCTACGGCAACAGCCCTGGCATGGAGGCGCTCGGAGACATCAAGCAGCTCCAGCACGAACAGCTCCGCAAGGCGCAGGCCATCGACTACCAGACGAAGCCGCCTCTCCAGGTGCCGGCGTCCATGAAGAACCGCGACGTGGAAACGCTCCCAGGCGGCGTGTCGTACTACGACGGCCAGTCCAACGGGATCAAGACCGCGTTCGAGGTGAACCTGAACCTTCAGTACCTGCTGAATGACATCATGGACTGCCGCGAGCGCGTGCGTGGTTCGTTCTACGCGGACCTGTTCCTGATGCTCGCTAATACCCCGAACACCCGCATGACGGCCACCGAGGTCGCCGAGCGCCACGAGGAGAAGCTCCTCATGCTCGGGCCTGTCCTCGAGCGCCTGCACAACGAGCTGCTGTCCCCGCTTGTGGACATCACGTTCACGCGCATGGTTGCTGCCGGCGCACTGCCGCCAGCCCCGCAGGAATTGCAGGGAATGGACCTCAACGTCGAGTTCGTGTCCATGCTGGCACAGGCGCAGCGTGCCATCGGCACCAACGCCGTGGACCGTTTCGTCGGCAACCTCGGCGCCATCGCCCGCATGAAGCCGGACATCCTGGACAAGTTCGACCAAGACCAGTGGGCCGACGTATACGCCGACATGCTCGGCGTGGACCCGTCGCTCATCATCGCCGACAAGGAAGTCGCGGTCCTGCGCGATGC